GTTTCCCAGTCAATCTACCACGTCCAGCTAACGTTCCTAACGGTTGCTTTCCATTTTCATCTGTTGTTACATCTGCCTGACTCACTACTTCTTCGAATCCTAGCTCTTTTATCAAACTTCCATGATAAATAGGGTTCTCACAACTTTTGGCTCTTTCATGCGTATATACTGCATCTAACCAGTCATCATAACTACCACCGCTAATTGCTATTCTGTTTAACATGTTATACACTTTATTTGCTAAGTTTAAGCTATCTATTGTAAATTCATCCCCAGCCGTACTTACTGCCGTTACTTCATTAATTCCATTACTTCCATCAATCCATTCTGTACTAATCCAGTTATTGAATAAATCACTTTGATAAGTTTTTATTCCTAATCCTTCTTGACTTGCTTTTTTGAAAAATTTAGCTTCTCCATTACTCAAACTTGTGAACGTATTTCCTGGCCATCCTAATCCTAATCCATATGGTGCTGGACTGCTTCTATCTATTAAAAACGCCGTTGTATTTCTTACTGCTTCTAGTATATCCATTCTCATATCATCGATATTATCTAACGGAAATTCTGTCAATTGTGGTTGTCCTTCTCCTTGTGCTACTGTATTTTCAACTTCTGCTGAATCACTTTCAAACACTTGTGCCGTTCCTCTTGCCTGATTAAATCCTGTATATGCTATACTATATACTACATCTGGTAATTGTGTTGTTACTTGACTTACTCCTACATTATCGAATATATCTGTTGCTTTTACTACTACTCCTCCAAAATCTATTTCATATGTTGTTGGGTCCGGTTCTCCATACGCCGTTGCCGTTCCATTCGCCCATTTTACTTGTAAGAAACATGACACATCTTGTACGTTTGTTTCTGTATCTATTGTTTGTGGTCCTGTTAATATATTATCTGTACTTAATATTGTTCCTGCACTATCTACCGTAACTATTGTTGCACTTTGTACTGCAAACTCATTATCCATATCTTCTGCATGTATTACATATCCTCTTTCTTCTTGTTTATTTGCATAGTAATTTTTATATATATCCCAATATCCTAAATATGGTATTGCATTAAATTGTCTTTCTCCAAACGTTTGGGTAATTCTTCCTAAACCTCTTTGATTTAAATAACTATATATACTTGAACTATTTATTTGTTGATTATCTCCTTCAGTTGAATTATAATATCCTAACTGTTGCATTTGTGGTAATAATATCTGACTCATATCCATCCCTATATTTAGCATATTCATGTGTAATTTTCCATTGTATAATCTTACTGGACATTGAAACACATCTAATTGCACTTTATAACTTCCGAATAACGGTCCTACTGTTGGTAATGTTTTTACATCACAGTCTAAGTCTATATCGAAACTATCTCCTGGCAATGCCACTTCGCTCATAAATGGCACTAATGTTCCTGATGCCATTGAGCTTCTCCATATATATCCTAAGTCATGACTTGACCTTTCGTAATTTCTTAGACTTACTTCTTGTTTATTTCCGGAGCCTAATCTATCTCCGCCTATTTCTGTTTTCATACTTGTTCTTTAATTTTATTGTTCATTTTTGTTTTTACATCTTCTAATAGCATAATTACTTGTATTATTCTATTCCACGTAATTTTCTCTAACTCTTTAATTACTTCATCTTTTGATTTCGCTTTTTCAGTTAATCTATAATCTCCCATCACACCGAAGCTTTCTCCTTCTATTGTAATTACATGAAAAGGACTATCTTTAATTTCTATCCTTTCAATTGTTTGTTCATTACCATCGCCAGAGTCTTTGTTGTTTACTTTCTTCGCATTCGGTTGTAATTGTTTTAATTTTGGTTCTTCCATCTTTACTGTATTTAGTTGTTGATTTTATTTTTACGTATTCTCCGTTTTCTAATCTTCTTTTTAGGATGATTTCTCCCGTTGCCGTATCCACGTACATGGATTCAGTTTTCCAGAGAGGCTCTTCATAGTTATACCTCCTTTCTTCTCGTCTAGATTTGATTAAATGATTGTATTGTTCCCTGTTGTATCCCATTTTTCATAATTTTAATAGGTTACAAATTTCTGTTACAAGTTGTAACATTTTTAATTTGTCCTATAATTTATACTATGTTTAACAGGTTACGTAACCTGTAAACTTTTTTGGTTTTTGAACCACATTTCTTTTGCTAATATAATACTTTTTTTTTACTATGCAACTTTTTCCTGCCCTACCCCATATAGCTTCTGCAATCTTTCTAACTTTTTCAAGTTTCTTCGTTCATTTTCATATCTTTTAAGTTCCCAATTCTTTGCATCATCTCCATATCCTAATCTTTTATTTTTTTGTCTCATCATTTCTAAAAGCTTATAATACTCTTCTTCTCCTTGACTTATATCCACTTTCACACCACATACATATCGCTCTTCCTTATCTAATTTTTCTAACCAGAGACGCTCTCTTTCGTCTTCGTTATAGATTTTGTTTCTATAATACACTGGTAGAGCTAACTCTACTCCCTCGCGAGTTTTATACGTTTCTATCGTTTTTTCTTTTTTATACTTATTACGCTGACTATCTCTTCTATTTACATACTCTTTACCTATTCCTTGACTAGTAAATATTTTACTATTATACGTTTTATGACTTGCATCTACTTTATTTACATATTTCACTATATAATTTATCGTTTTCGCATTCACATACTCTCCAATCCAAATCTTTCCATATTTCCATATATCCCCTATATCCTTCACTTTGTCTGTCCACACAATACCGTGCATATGCACTCTCTCTGTGTTCGCGTGTCCCAATTCTGTCACTAACCAATGTCTCAACGTTTTTCCATATTTTTTTCTCCATCTTTCTGTATATCTTCTTACTGCTAATCTGCATATTTCATTATCTCTTGCATAGCCACTTAATCCTTTTATCTCATTATCTAGTTTTTGTAACTCGTGTTCCGAAAACGTGTAAGTTACAAACTTCGCGTTTTTGTTAACTCGAATATCTTCTTGCAGTCTTACTTGCCAGTTTCTTGCTTTTTGTTTTTTACACTCTATACATTTTCCACATCCCACAGGTACCATTAATACTCTTTTGTCTTGAATAGGGGGGATGTTCCCCCCATTCTTCTTTGTTTCAGTATATTTCCTGTTTCGTATCAATCTTGGATATAAACACATTATCCTCCATTTGGTAACCCACCCGGTCCTGGGAAACTATTATTATTCGTTGTATTTATATTATCTCCTTTTACATTGAATCCTTTTTTTGCAAAAAATCCTTGCATTAAGTCTTTAAATACTCTTGCTCCATATTGTACTCCAAATAATCCCCATAGCAATGCTTGATGTTCTGGATTATTTTTTGGATCTAATCCTGCTACTTCTAATATATTTCCTATTACATCTCCTTTTACTGTTCCATTTTTAGCTCTATCTCTTACTACTTCATCTACTTGTCTTTTCAATTCCATAATATCATTTTCTTTTTTCAAGTTACTTGTTCTTTCAACTGCTTCCAATGTACTTTGTTTTACCCCTGCTATATTCGCTTTAGCTAATGGTGTATTTCCTAATTTGTCTTGTGCATTTGCTCTATCACTTTCTGCTTTTGCTTTGATTCCATCTATTTGCGCTCCTAGTAATGCATTTTGTAAATCCATTACTTTTCCTTGCTGACTACTTCCCATACTTGCACTTCCACCACCTTGGCTCCCTGTTGTTCCACCAGCTCCAGCTCCTTTATACATTAACGCTGGGTTTAATCCCGCGTCTTTCATATGTTGCACTTGTGCGCCATAATTCGTTTTATTCCACATATCCATTTGCAAATCATGACCTTGTCTATTCAGTCCCATTTGGTTCTGATGTTGCAATTCCATTAATTTTCTGTTGTTTCTGTAGTTTCTTCTTTCTTGTCCGTGTCCACCAATCATACCCAATAATTGGGTTGTTGCTGCTCCACCTGTTGTATCACTAAACCAACTCATATTTTTTCTGTTTTATTTATTATTAATATTATTATTATTCCTAGTACTACGTTTATCATCTTGTTTTTTTTCGCGCTTTTTCAAAGCGATTATTTTTCCTTGATATATAAGAACAGATGCGTACCACTCTTATCAAAATAGGGGGGATGCCTTACTCGTAACACCCCCCATATTTCTTATTCAGCTTTGCTCGTACCTTCTGTTGGCTTAGCTCCGCTATCTTTATCCACTTTTAACTGTACAACTTTTGGCTCATCAACTTTTGATATTTTGCCTTTTGCATCTCGTTTGGCTTGGATACTTCCTTCTACTTTAGACATTGCTTCGCTAGCAATTTCCCATCTATCTGTCCTAATGTTATATGCACTTTTTACACCTTCTTTACGTTCCGTAAATATTTCAGGCGCTCCATCACTTATTGGCTCTTTGTTACTCACAATTCTCTCAATTTTGTGTTCTATTGGCTCTCCTTCTACAGTTTCTACACTTGTTAGGCCACTTTTACTTGGTAATTTATATTTATATCCCATTATTTCATTTTTTATAGGTTAGGTATTACTTTTGCACTCATCTTTCTTCTAGCTAGTATCTTATTACTAATCTGTACCCAGAAATTCTGACTACTTAGACTACTATCTGCGAATATGCTATTGAATTTACTTGGGTCTACATATGTCGTTAAATCTTGTATTCCGTTTGCCCCTTGTTCATATTGTCTGTTTAATGTCATAAACATACTACCTCCTTCATCTCCATTATTTGGATCAATTTTTTCTGCGAACGTTCCTCTTGTTTGATTTACATTTGTCATATAGTTAATCCATGCTGGTTGTTTTCCTGCCGTATTATATGACACGTTTCCTCCTGAATCACATGTAGTATCAAACCATGCCATTTGGTCTGTTATTAAATCTTGGTATCCTATCGCATCTAATGCTGGTTTATGCAAATCATTCATTGTTTTTAGATTTGTATCCCACTTATTACCTTGACTATAGTCTATTCTTGGTGTTAAGCTTACTAGTCCAATTATATAACTTGGCTCATCTACTTTAATTTTTATTTTACCACCTTTATTTTTCCCAGTCAC